ATCATAGGAGGGAGATTTAGAATATATGTCTTGTCGTTTGTATAATGACCCTTGCGAAACTCTTCTATGGTCATCGGGCCATTAAATATTTTTAGTAAAAATCTGGAAGGCGCTGGGCGAATTGGATAAGTAAATCCGTAATGTTTGCTCAGCATTTGAATTAAGCTATTGATTTCCCATACTTTGTCGCTTCCGCAATGCGAAGAAAAGTTATAAGCGTTCGCACATTCAAGAGAGCAGAAATTTCCAAATAATATATATGTGTCTGTTTTAATATTATATTTATAAGGCATTCCATAAGTTCTATTGTCTATCGGGTGACAACACCAATAGCAGTTATTATTTGAGTTTAAAAACTCGTCTTTCTGTGAAACTTTTAGAGAGTATTCGCTATTATTATTATCAAATATTATATTGTCCTGAATAGTGCTATATGTATTATTTTCATTTATATAAAAACAATTTGGCTCATATGGCTCGGGAAACTCTACGCAAGTATTGCTATCTGTTATATTGAGTTTATTTATTTGCGCAGTAGATAAAGGAAGCTGTAATATAATATCCTCATTATCAACTACAGAGATATCCTTTATTATTGTATTCATTAAATTCTTCTTTTTCTTTGGATCTGCACTTATACTATCGTCTGACACTTTTGCTTTACGAGGCATTTTAATAAATTATAAGTGATGTCTTATATTAAATATATATGCGTTTATTATTTATATAATTATAATAATCTAAATCTTCTTTATTCGTTTTTTAATTATCAAAATAATTTTTGAAATATACTATATTTTTTATTAAAGCTGCATTAATATCTGTTGGATTTTTTATTGATGGAGTATCAAATGAAACATCTTTTTTTGCTGATATACATTTCATTTTAATCTCTTTTAATTCATTATTAAGAGAATTAATAGTATCTATTAAATATTTAATAATGTATCCTGATAATAATATTAATATTAATACAAGTAAATCCATTCCCTTTTATTCCTTTTTATTAAAGATGGATATAAAAATTATATAGAGATACTTCTATGCGTATACACACATATTATCTCGTCCTATCTTGCCCATATAAAATTGCCTGTGCCATTAATAACTGAAAAGACATTAATAACCTTAGAATATATAATTACCTCAAATTGAACATCCTTTTCGTTAATATATGGGATAGCTTTACGCTTCATTAATTCAAATAAATATTTGAACTCGCTTTTAGCTGCTATATTTTTTGTGATATCCTCATTACCGCGATTATTAATGGTCATATATATTGATGTTGTAATCATCTGGTTATTATAAGAACCTGCTGTTATTATTTTTTCAGGAAACAATGAGAAAGAATAGCTATAAATTCCTGTTCTTGGTACATTTGTATGGTATTGATAAGGCTGAATATTATTATAATAGTATGCTTTTTGATCTTCGCGAACTATAGTATCCGCCCATTTAATTTGAGCGGTTTCTAATATACCCATCGTCTCATTATATGAGTGCGACGCCGTATAGTTGTCGTGAATATTAAAATTTTCTACTATATCTGTCCTTCGTATTACCCATATTAATTCTTTGATATGATTATAAGAACTTGTCAATGTATAATTATCGCCATAACTATTTATAGAAAGCGCTGGGAATGTTTGTCTCTTGACATAATCAACAACATATTTAACAATCCCTTCGTCTCGCAAAGAATTTGCTCTATAATTACTATCAAGAAATACATAATTAATATCTAAATAGCAAAATATATAACTCTCGCTATTAATAAAATTTGCAATTTTTATAGTATCGCCATATACTTTATTAAACATCAAAGGAGATACATATAATTTTAGTTTATCACACCATACTTGATATAACTTCTCAATACTGTTGATTTCTATTTCAACCTTTATTTCCTGGTTTTGTATCTTGTATAAAGGTAATGCCAAAGACGGATTGCGTGTAAACCAAAAGTTTAATGGTACTTGTAATACTCGCCCCTTTATTGAAGGGTTTCCTTTGTCAATTGTTTTATCAGTACTTGGATATATACTGTTAAATAATATATTATTCTTGATAACATACCTTGTATTATTATTATTAGGCGCAGTATATTCTGGTATATTCCCAATTAATTTATTATATTCAACGCCATCTTTATTAGTTAATTCATTCCATATATTCATCCATTCGCCATATATTTCGTCTATAATGCTTCCTTCAATGCTTATAGTCGCTCTTTTAATAAAAATATGACCTACATTATTAATCCATTTAAATCTATGTTTATCTGTTGAATAAATATCTGGGAGATTAAAAGACAAATACATATTACTAACTAAGTCCCCATAGCGTTTTATAGTGAACAATACCTTTATATTCTCTGTTGTGTAAGCAAGGTTTATTGAAGAATTAATATCGGGAACACTTTTATTGTTTTCCATAGCAAAATTAACATGTTTATTATAGACATATTTATAGTAATTAATGCACGGATTTATATTAACATAAGAATCCATTTGACCTGTTAGAACTAACTGTGTTATACCGCCGCCCATATTAAGCTATTATAATATTGATACTTTAATAATATCTTATATATTAAAATCCATACATTTCATTACTCTTATATATTTTATTCCTTTTCATCGTATTCCTTTATGAAATGTACTAATTTTTCGTATGTCCTTGCATCTTCAAATGATGCGAGAATTTTTGGATTGGCTGCAGAATTATCTACAATAAGTATTGTGGGGAATCCAGAAATCTTCATTTTACTTACGCGCTCTAAATTCTCGCTTCTATTATATTTTTTTAATGATACATTAGCCCATTCTAAATTATTTAATCTATCCCATATACCCGATTCATTGAAATCTATGCAGTGTCCGCAACCGTCCATATAATAATATTCTACACTATATTTTTTATAGCTATCAAAGAATCCTTCTTTTATCTTGTCTTTATTTGCGATTAAAAGGGCAACTATTAATACCCCTAATACTAATACTATACCAACTAATACAGTATAACTTTGAACTTTACCTTTAAAATTAAACATTTTATTATATTATTATTATTCTAACATAATGATATATTATTATTATAGATGGGTATTGTATACTAAATTATATTGTTAATAATTTCATAGTTATCAAAGTATTTTTTAGAAACGACTTCTTTAATAATATAGTTATCATATGTAAATGTTATATATGTATAAAAGTTGCTAATATTATTAGAAATTATATAATTTAAAAATTCTTCAAAAATATTGTGGTTTATTAAAATAACTCTGTAATCTAATGCATCGTAGTTAATTGTCGCAATTGTATTAACTACATAAACACTAAAATCCCTTTCTTCTAATAATTTTTTATAATCGGCTATATCATCTTTACATACTACAATTGTCCTATATATCAAATGAGTTTTATAAATATTATCCAGCTCCTCAACAAATTGATTTTTAAAATCTAATTTCATAATATATGATATATTATATCATAATATATATATTTTATTTTTATATCATATACGATATATGTATATATATGTATATATATGTATATATTTATGATAACAAATAAATTCTATTTATATATGATATAAGATTATTAAATATATTAGTATTATAATGGATGATAAAGTAATCAAAATAGGTTTGTCTGTTTTCCAAAACAGATATAATAATATAGATATTGCACCAGATAATATAATAAAGAAAGCAGAAGCCCTTAAAAAATCATGTAGTTGTTTTAACTCATTCTATGACCCTAAAATGATATGGGAGAAAAAACTAAATAATAAGAGGGAAAAGAATTCGCATATTGCCGCTAACGCCTGTGCAGCAAGTAGTAAAAACCGCGTTCATATTATTATCCCAGATTTCTCCGATATATCTAATACTAAAAGGGCATTAATTGGTTATTTAAATAAACTGACAGCGAAGAACAAAGACATCATATGTGATAAGATTAAGAATATTATTGATAATAATAAAACTGAAGAGATTTTTTTAATTATTTGGTCATATATTAAAGTATCTGATAATGAGAATAATATATATATTAAATTATTAGACTATTTTGATAGCGTATTTTTGAATAATATTATTGACAAATTATGGAATGAATATATCAATAATAAATTATGGATACCGCCAAAATATATATTTGATAATAATTTATTATTACTCAATAATGAGTATGAATTATATTGTGACTATATTAAATGGAAAAAAGGTATCCATAATATAAATATCATATGGATAAAATATAAAAAAAGCGAAGTTTCCCTATTATTAAACCAAATATATGATTATATGATTACAGAATGTATAGGAAACCCAAATATACACAAATATATTATAGATATTTTTATGGAACAAATATTTAAAATATTAAAAAATTATAAGGAGAAATCTATTGTAGAAAAAATAAAACTACTTGATATTAAAAGTTTTGATAGCTCAACAAAGTTTCTAATATATAATATTATAGAAAATAAATAATTTCTATTATTATAGTATAAGAGAATAATGAAAGAGACCGACACAACTTTATCTTTTTATAGTAGTTTATTCATACAATTAATATTTGTAATATTACTTTTAATCATATGGAGTTATATATACAAGCTTGAGAATGTAGGCTGTGTATGCTCCGATCACAGTAACAAGGAATTTATTAAGACTTTCACAATAATAGCCTTAGTATATTTCGCTGTTACCGCGTTTATACCTATCAAATCCATAGCTAAAAATATGGGAACTGGCATAGTTCAATTACTCGCATTTGGTACATTTATATTCTTCCTAACCTTCGTTGTGTATATTTATTATGCCTTTGATTATGTGCGATATTTAATGAATGAGAAGTGCAAGTGCTCGGAGGATTTACGCCGCGATATTATTGCTATAGGTACTATGATCTCTCTGTTCTTATTCATAATATTACTTTTCACTATCATAATTATCCCTATATTAATAAGCACCCTAACTAATTTATTCGCCAAGATCCAAGACTTTGAAAGCGAAGTAGAAGAAGTCATTAAGAACCCTGTAAAATCTATCCGCAGCACTCCAGGTCGTCTATTCAAATCTACTAAAGATATTGGCTCATTCGTAAAGGATACCGCTACTAAAATAACTAAGGCTAAAAAGAGACGTTAAAAAATAAAAAATATATAAATTAATTCTTTTTATAAATATTACATATATATAATACTAATGCTATTTTTACTCTAAATCTCTGTAGGATCTATAGTAATATCTGAAATATACTGGGCAAGAATTTCATCTACAATAAGATCCGGTTTAAATTCATCGTATGTCATAAAGATCTTGAGAAGTTGCTCGGAAAATCCCGAAATCATCGCTGTTCCTTCAGTTTTGCAATTAACAGGGAAAGATTCCTTATGAGAAGAATTAAGATTCCAAAATATAAACTTAGGTGGTGTATATCCAACAGCTTTAAATTTTTTTACTATTGTTTTATATAATGTTTCAATACCATTATTATCCGTATCATTATCTACAGTAGCTTCATCAAATTGCATATCAGTGAATATAAATAGTTTTTTAGGCATATCTTCGTCATTGATATTATTATCCTTGCCATATTTAATAATCATATCGCAGCTTTTAACAAAATCTGTATTATACCCGTAATCTACATCAATGAGTGATTTAAAGCAAGTATATAGCGATGGATCAATACCCTTCTCAGTATATTCCTTGTATAATTCATCAGGAATAAGAGATACTAACTCGGGGTCAGCACTAAATGTAATAAACTTATTTTTAAACATTCCATTGCAACACAGTGATGTTATAATACCGAGTGATATAGCGACTTGTGCAGGAATACTTCCATTGCTTGCAGAAAACATAGAGCCAGATAAATCAATAAGCGCGAGAGAATTACCAAGAATACCGCAACTTTTTACATTTTCCAAGATAGTTTTCCATTGCAACTCAATAGTTTCATTCTCCTCGTATTCATCTTGAGTATTGCGGAGATTCACATAGTAATTCGCTAATTCGTGTGGAAGAATACCAGTTACATTAATCTTTGCATCACCTCTTCTTACTTTTGACAAGTATTCACAATATCTCTCGCTATCGTGATTACTAAAAGCTTTATGCAATCTTCGCGATGCTACACCCGGTACACATTCATAGTTTATCTTGTCCCACTCATTATTACACATCAATGCCTCAATTATATTAATTTTCTTCCTTAGAGGAGCAAGATACTCCT